GATTAAGCTGACGGGTGGGCTGACAGTCCGGCTGACGGTGCGGCGTCAGTATGACGCTTTCTGGAATCGCAAAAGCTTGGGGTGTTACCAAGCAAACGGCAGCGAGCACGCTGAAGCGGAGGGGCGTCCAGCCGACCCAATTCGCGAACGCCGACGAGGCCCAGGCGTGGCGCGTTGCCAACGTACCGGCCAGAACTCACGTAAAGGCCGCTGATTTAGCGGATTGCAAACTTGAGGTCGCAAAATGCGACATCAAGTCGCCCCCGCCGACCACTTCAGACCAGCCCGGGCCGGAGCCCTTGCCGCCTACCCCCCGGGGGGCCACCCCCCTGGGGGCCTCTACAGAGGAGAAACCGCCCGTCTTCGAGGGCGATTTCGAGACGCGAATGGTGCTCGAAGCGGAGGACGTGGCGGCCATTGCCAACCGCGAGGTCCGCGCGTCCCTGCGTTCCCCAATGATGGCCGCTGTCAGCGTAAAGAATTGGGGCGCTGCTATGCGCGAAGTCGCAAGCCTGCGCGATCGATTCACTAAGTCGCAATTAGAGCGCCGCGAATTGCTCTCGCTCGACGACGCCCTTGAGGCCGTGTCGGTGTTGCTCGGGTCTCTTCGGCGCCGGATCGTGAAGCTCGGCGAGCGCGCCGCCTCGAATGCGAACCCGGCTGATCCTGCCGCCGCGAAGGCCGCGATTGATCGCGAGGTGGATTTGCTGATGGCCGAGATAGAGTCGGCAGATTCGCGCACGGCTCAGGCGCTATCGCATGGCGAGCCGAAAGAATCTGTTGAGAAGCCGGAAACCCAAGCGGAAACCGAAGCGGAGGGACCGACCGATGATGCCCAGCTGTAACCGCGCTGGCACTACGGCGGCAGCACGCTTCAAGGCGGCTCTCGCCGATATCTTCAGTCCACGGGAACGGCTGAGTCCCTCGCAGTGGGTTGAGAAGTTTCTTTTCCTGCCCCCGGGGCACGAGTCGAAACCCGGCCGTATTTGCTTCGACGAGACGCCCTATTTGCGCGAGCCGCTAGACGCCCTCGACGACCCGAGCGTGCAGGACTGTGTGCTCGTCGCTCCGACCCGAACGGGCAAGACGCTCATGTTGCGGGCCGGCGCCCTGTTTGGCGTGGCCGGCGATCCAGCTCCGGCGATATGGGTAAACGACACGGTGGACAACGCGCGCGCCGTCTCGGAAACGGAGCTTCAGCCGGTCATAAATTTCAACGCTGCGCTGCGCGACAGGAAGCCGCGTGATCGGCACAAATTTGGGAATCTCAAGATGCTCTTCCCCGGTGCGTCGTTGTACCTCACCGGGGCAAACTCGCCCGGCAACGTGGCCGGCAAGACGGTCGCCCGGGTGTGGGGCAACGAGGTAGACAAGTGGCTGGGCGCAACGGACAAAGAGGCCGGGGTTGTGGACCTTGTCCGGCACAGGACCGGCTCGTTCGAGGGCGAGCGAAAGCATTTTTTCGTCTCAACGCCGACGACGGAGCATGGCCAAATTTGGATCTGGTTCCTCAAGGGAGATCAGCGCAAGTGGCACATCGGTTGCGCTGCCTGCGGAGGGACGCACGCGATGGCGTTCGACCACGTCAAATGGGATCAGTCGGCCCGCGACGAGGACGGCGAGTGGATCATCGAAGCGGCTGCGGCCTCGGCTCGCTACGTTTGCCCCCACTGTCTGCACGCTCACACCCAGGCCGAACTGGACGCCGTTAAGCGTCTGGGATTTTGGCTGGCGAGCGCATCGCCCAAACTCCCCGGCGTCCGGTCCTATCAGCTTTGCGGCCTCGCTGGGCCGTGGCGCGAAAACTCAATGGGCGAGATGGTCACGGCCTTTATCGCCTCGCGCTCGTCCGGGTGGATCGCGGACCGCCAAGACTTTTGGAACTCACGTATGGGCCTCCCCTGGGTCGATGAGATCGCAAGTCTGACGCTCGAAAAGCTTGCTCATCTTTGCGAAAAATACTCGCGCGGATTTCCGCCCGAGGGCTTCAAGCCGGATGTCACGCTTCTCTCCTATGACGTGCAGACCTGGGGCCTTCCGTGGATCGTCCGGGTGTTCAGCTGGGACGGGACGTGCTACTTGCTCGACCACGGCGTGGCGGCCGGGTGGGCGGACCTCGACGCAACGCAGAAAACTTACACGGCAAATTTCGTGATCGGTGATTCCAACTTTGAAGAGCGCAGGGCTGAGCAGATGGAACAGACCTACCGTCGCGCCCATGTCGGCTGGATTCTAGCTGAGGGGTTCGATACCACGAAGGACGGGTTCAGGCTCGTCCAGACGAACGCTTTTGCCGGCGGCAAACAGGCAGCGTTGGGCGCGATGGTTCAGAAGCTCGTCGTCAGCCTCTACGAATTCAAGGTCGAGCTTGAGAAGCGGCTCAAGGGCGAGGTCAAGAACTGGAAGTGCTATACTGCGACCCCGGGGGACGCTTCGTCGGCGAAGGAGCTGGCGGAATACTTCACGCAGCTCCTCGACGAGCGCCGGGTGCCACGCAAGCGCCTCATCAAAGGAAAGCCGCCGTGTGAGTTCAAAAAGCGCACCGGGAACAACCACTTTTTCGACTGTGAAGTTTACGCGCTTGCGCTCTTCCGGTTCCTGCAAATGGCGCACACCACGGCGCGTGACCGTGCTGTCAAAAAGGCCGCAACGCCTAGCCGAATCGCCGGGTCCATCGGGTGACGCCGGCCCTATTTGGGTGACACCCAAGCTCACTTTCGACTCGTCCCGATTCGATCGCTTTATCAAAGCGATGGCTGCCGCGCAGCCGGGGAAGTCAGTCGATGACGTGCTGAACGATCAGGCAGGTGCCATTTTGTCGAAATGCGTCACGCTTACGCCTAAGAGTTCGAAGGCTCAAAAATTGGAGCGAGCCCGAAAGAGCGCAGCGCGCGCGGCGGTGATATTCCCCTATGGTTGGGGCGATCACGTTGAGGTTCCTGTCGATGCCAAGGGTTTCCCGCTCGACGAGAACGTCCCTGCTTTCGCCAAGATCGGCGGGAAGACTTTTCTCACGTCAAAATGGAGGCTCGTCGATTCGACCTGGGCACGGGTGCTCGCGCTAGCGGAGGAACGTAAGGCGTGGCGCGAGTCGCGGCAGGCGGAACTCTCGAAGCTCTATGTCGAAGCCTGGGGCCTCGCAAAGCGGTCTTGGGTGGAGGCTGGAAGGGCTCTTCGTATTGCCGTGAAGGCCCCGGCGTACGCGCTGCGCGCGAACTACAAGGGCAACACCTACGCCAACCAGTCGGACGGTCGCCGTGAAACAGGGCAGAGCCCAAGTGTCACGATGATCGTCAGCAACCCTTACCTTCTCGGTGGCACGGCGCGCGGCGTTAACGGCGGCCAGATTATGACGGTTGCGCTCAACGGCCGCGCCAAGAGCTTCTTCACCGCCATGTCGAAGGCAAAGGCCGGCGACATCGGGAAGATCGTCGCCAAATACGCCGGCATGAAGATGAAGTGAGTTGACCCCGCCGGCGTGGGTGAATGTCCACGCCGACCTTCCTTTTCATTGGGTTCCCGGGTAGCGGGAAGTCCACGGCAGCGAAAATGTGCGCGGCTCTCGCGTGTGTGAAGCACGGCGAAACGAGCGACATCGTCTATGAGGTGCTTGCGAAGCGTCTTGGTCTCTCGGTCGAGCGCCTACGCAAAATCCCCAAAGAGCAGATCCGGCCGGCGCTCATCGACGTTGGCGACGAGCTGTGCTGGGTGAACCCCGCCGCGCTCTCATATTTCCACTGGAGCAACGGCTGCCGGGTCATCAGCGGCATTCGCCGGCCCGAGGAGCTTCACGCGCTCTGCGATGTGATGGACGCAGCGAAGCAGCGCTACGTCATCGTCTGGGTATCTCGCCCAGGCTGCGTAAAGCCGGACAAAGACAACACCGAGGTCACGCCGGACGACGCTGACCGGATCATCGTGAACGACGGCGAGCCGTCGGCGCTCTGGAAAAAACTCGAACGGTTCGTTGACCAGCAAGCGCGTAGTTCGAAGCCCTCGCTCCCTTTTTCTCAAAACACAACTGCACACTCATGTCCTCACTGAATAAAGTAATGCTGATCGGAAACTTGACTCGCGATCCCGAGATGCGCGTCACGCCGCAGGGCACCGCGATTTGCCAATTTGGCCTCGCGGTCAACCGCGAGTTCAAAACCGCGACCGGGGAGAAACGCGAGGAGGTTTGCTTCGTCGATGTCGAAGCCTGGGGCAAAACCGCCGAGGTGATCTCCAAGTATTGCGCGAAGGGCAAACAGCTCTTCATCGAAGGCCGCCTGAAGTTCGACCAGTGGGAGGACAAGGCCACGGGCCAGAAGCGCAGCAAGCTAAAGGTCGTCTTGGACAACTTCCAGTTTCTCGGCCGCGCGGAAGCGCCGGCAGGGGAGGGCGCCGCGCCGGCCGCCGTCGAATCTGAGGACGTTCCGTTCTGACCGTGAAGAAGTTCGTCCTTCAGTTGCTCGAAGAGGATGTCGGCGAGGTCTCGCTGGCTCGCGCGATCCTGCTTGCCGCGTTCGTCGCCTGCATCCTTCTGCCGCTTCTCGTCTGGGGGGTGCTCTCAATTGCGAAGCATGCCCCCCAGGAATTCCCGTCGTCGATCGCCTCGTTCTGCGAGACGGCGTTCGGCGCAGCCGCGACGCTCAAGGTCGCCCAGAAGTTCGCCGAGCCGAAATGACGCGGCATTGACGCCCGCGCCTTCTCCGATGCCGACTCCAACTGGAAGTGAAACGATTGGCGAAGCCCTCACGCGTTTGCGCGCGGAGCTGGCTGGTGTCCGTCAGGCGCTGATGCGGTCGGACAAGAACGGTGCCTCGTTTTCGATGGGCGGGGTCTCAGTCACTTCGGTCCAGTACGACCGGCTTATCGAGCGCGCCGGGCGGCTCGAAGTTCAGATCCGCAGCTTTGAGGCACGGCTGGCCGGCACCGCCGACAGCGTGAACGCAGCTGTGTTCCGCACAACCCGACTCTCAAACTAACATGGCCGCCCGCAAAAAGCCCAGGTCCCTTGCAGTCGCCCCGGTGACAGTTCCTGCCCCGGTGATCCTTCGCGAGCCGTCCGGGCGCTCTGTCGCGTTCTCCATGGGAACAACGTACTACGATGCTGGGTCGTGGAGCGACCATCGCCGCGACTGGTTTTGGACCGCGTGTGAGAATGCGGACGACCGCCTTTTCGACCAGTGGACCCGCGCCACGGTGCTCTCGCGCCTTCGCCGCGAGGCGAGGAACAACCCGCTCGCCAAGGGGCTGATCGAACATTTCTCGACCGCGATCGGTTCAAGCAATCTGCGCTCCACCGGCCCGGATGCCGCGTACAACACGGCGAAGGACGCCTGGTGGAAGCAATGGGCGAAGTATTGCGAGCCGACCGGGCTCACGCTCTGGGAGTTGGAAGAGATCGTGTGGATGGAGATGCTCTTGGCCGGCGAGATTTTCGTCGTCTACCTTAAGAGCGGGCAGGTGCAGCTCGTCCCGTCGGAATACTGCATCAAGATCGACTACAGCCCGATGGGGCGGCCGGTCACGTACCACTTTCAAGCGGCGGACGGCAACGGGTTCATCGATCCGAAGGCCACGCCCCAAATCGTTGACGCGCGTTTCGTCAACCACGTGTTCAAGCAGGACCGGGTTCACCTGGGTCGCGGAATTCCGTGGCTGATCGCTTCGCTCGTCGGTCTCCGTGATCTCTACGAACTGCATCAGGCCAAGACGAAGCAGATCAAGGACGCGAACCAGATTTTCGGCTGGCTCACGCGGACGCCTCAGAACATGGCGCAGCCTTTCGCCGGTCTCGGCCCCGGCTTCGTTCAGAACGGTCCGGAGACGACCGACATGCCCGCGAACCCGTCCGCAGCTGGCGGCGTCGCAAATGGCGCGTCTCCCGCACAGCTGGCTGCCCAGCTCCCCCAGATCGCGCTCCGCGACGGTACGGTGATCGCCCTCGAAGAGGGCGAGAAGATGGAGCTTTCGCGTCCGCAGTACCAGTCCGCGGACCACGAGAAGTTCATGGTGTTCCTGATGCACACCGTCTCGACGCCTCTCGGCCTGCCGGTCGAGCTATGGTGGTCCGGAATCGGCGATGTCAACTACTCGGGATTCAAGGGCCTGGGTGTCCAGTGGAACGGCCGCCGCAAGCGTCACGCTGCGTGGTTTGAGCAGGCATTTCTCAACCCGCTTCAGCTGTGGCGCGCGTCGAAGGCCATCAATGAAGGGGACCTTGCAGTCGCTCCCGGTGGCCGCGTAGACAACATCGTGTGGGGCTGGTCCCGCACGCCGGTACTCGACGAAGAGAAGGAAGCCAAGGCTGCGCTCGCCCGCATCGCATGCGGCCTGTCTTCGATCGCCGACGAGCTTGAGAAAGAGGGCAAGGACCTCTCCCAGGAACTCAGCAAGCGCCGCGCTTCTTACATCCTCGGACTTGAATTCTCAGGCCAGCTGGAGGCTGGGGCTGACTCCTCGAAGATCATCGTCCCGCTCGTGTGGCTGTTCAACGGACTCGTGGCCGCAAAGGAGCAGGTGGACGGCGAAGAGATTCAGGACGCCGCCGTCTCCAACAAGATCGAAGGCGACCCAACTCCGCCCGCTCCTCCACCCGCAAAATAATTTCCGCCATGATCAAACCGAACTCAGCTCGTGAAGTGTATTTCTCCGCCTCGGCCCTGAAGGCTGGCGTCGATTCCGCCGCCGGTCGCATCAATGGCGTCATCCTCATGGAAGGCGACCGTGAGGCGCTTGGCCACGGCCTTTGGATCGACACGGCCACTCTCGAAAGCGCGCTGGCCTCCCTCCCCGCGAGCGGCCGGATTCTCGCCTACCTGCACCATCCTTCGATGATAGACAACATCGCCGGCAACGGCATGGACCGTTTCGAGGACTCGGTTGGCTACCTGGAGAAATGCCGAATTGAGGATAACTGCCTCAAGGCCGACCTGATCTTCTGGGATGCCTACAAGGCGGACCCGGAATCGGACTACGCGAAGATCATGGAGATGGCTGCGACCGATGCGTCGCTGATCAATTTCTCGATCGAAGCCTACGGCTACACGGTCTTCGTGCTGCCTGATGGACAGGAAATCTCTGCCGACATCGATGACGCCGCGGCCGACTCAATCGACTTCGTCCGCGATATCCCGAGCTTCCGGGTGACGAACCTCACGGGTGCCGCCCTGGTCTCTGAGGGGGCGGCGACGTCCAGCCTCTTTGCCGCCGGCCAACTCAAGGTCCTCTTCGCGAAGATGCCCAAGAAGGCCACGCCGGCGGTTGAGACCCCGGCTGTCACAACCCCCGTCTCGGCCGCTGCTGCCCCTTTCGTTGACGCGCAGTCCAATGACATGAGTCTCCTCAAGGACATTTCCGCTAAGTTCGCTTCCGATGCCGGCCGCTTGGCCCGCGCGGTCGCAATCGCCGCAGAGCCCGCCGCTGCCGCGAACCTTAGCCTCGCCGACATCGAAACGATGCTGGCGCGTCAGGATGAGATCGCCGAGAACGCCCGCCTGGTTGAGGCCTCCAAGGTCCACGAGACCAAGGTTGGCGAGCTGACGACCGCCCTGGCGGCCAAGGACGGCGAGATCGCCGGCCTCAAGACGGCGCACGAAACAGCCATCGTCGAGCTTAACGGCAAGGTCACCGCCGCCGAAGCCTCGGCTGCGGACTGGAAGGCAAAGTTCGAGACCATCAAGACCTCCGGAGCTGATCCGGTTGTCCTTGGCATCCCCGGTGCCGCCACCAAGCAGCCCGACGAATTCTCCGCCGCCATGGACGCGTACAACTCCATCCCGGTATCCGACTCAGCCGCCCGTGCGAAGCACTACGCGGACAAGATCGCCCCACTTTTCAAGCGCTAACGCGCTCAACCTAAAACAGTCAGATTCCTACTCCCATGCCCAACACTCTCGGCACACTAGCCTCCGCTGTAATCATCCAGCGGGCACTCGCGCTGGTTAACACCAAGCGCCCGCTCCTCAAGCGGATCTCCCTCGACCTCAGCGATCAGCGCGTGAAGTTCGGGCAGTCCGTCATCTCGCGCCTCAAGACCCTCCCCGCGGTGGGCAACTTCGGCGATGCAGCTGACGCGGCCGTCCTCACGGATGTCCCGGTCACGGTCAACCAGTTCAAGCAGATCTTCAAGTCGTTCACGCAGGCAGAAATGTCTTCGACCGACCGGAACCTGATCGACGAGCAGGCCGACCCGATCGCCGCCGCCATGGCCAACTACTTCGTCGACCAGGTCGCGGCCCTCTACACGGCTGGCAACTTCGCGAACGAGACGACTGTCGCGGACGCTTGGTCCCGCGCCAACACGGTCATTCCCCTCCGCACCGCTCTCTCGAA